CGCCGCGTGTTCTCTTGTGACCCCGCTACCGCTGTGTTTGTCGATTTCCGCTTTTACTGCGCTAATCTGCTCCCGGACCGCATCGCCCGCCGACGCGTAGACCGTTCCGTCCTCTCCGGTGCGGATGTCCGCGACCTCGGCTTTCAGCGATGCCGACGCCTGCACGTACATGCCGGACGCAAACGCGTCTAAAATTACATCTTTTACCATCAGATTTCACCGTCCTTCAAGATTTCGTGAACGTGCAGATATACGTACCGCGTCGCGGAAGCTTCGCCGTTCGCAGTTTTCAGCCGCAGCTGTACCCGCGCGTCATCCAGTCCGGTCGCCTGATTGCGCGAATCAAACAACAGCGTGTCCTCCTGCGTCAGCGTGACCAGCACCGCGCGTTTATTTGCCGCTGTGCCGTCCGTCATCGTCACGGCGACAGGTTCAATCGTCATGTCCGCCAGCGACTTTTCCAGCACCTTTTTCTCGTGCTGGTAATACGTCGCGTAACACGTTGTGATTTCCGCATCTTGCAACGCATCGGCTAACACAAACACGTTTATCGTCGTCGTGCCGCGGTAAATCGTGCCGTCATATTTTCTTCGCACGTTATCCGCCCTCCTCGTCATAGCTATAATCAGTGATTACATAATCAGAAAATGTCGGTGTGATCGTGTAACCGTCTTCGTCCTCGATTTCATCAATCGCAACAATTCGCGTATTTGCTGTAATGCCGTGCCGGTCGCGGACGGTCACCAAGTCGCCGACGTCGAAATCTGTGCGGTATGCGTATGTATCCAAGTCGATTTCGCCGTCAAATGATTCCGTGCGGCTTTTTTCTGCTAGTTTTTCCAGCCCGCGCGCGCGCAGTTGTGCGATATATGCCGCTTTGCTGATTACCTTTTCATTTCCTGCCGTGTCCGTTGTTTTGCTTTGCACGTCGCGCGCATCAACAAATAATTCGTATCTGTTCAAGCCTTCGAACACACCGGATGCCTTTCCAGTCGCATCAACGCCTGTCCACACGCGCGCCGCGCCTTCGCCTTCGCCTGCGATAACCGCTACATTCGCGTATTCTGTGTTATCACGTTCGTAGTCGGATGATATCAGATTGTCAAAGCCGTCTGAAAAAATCACAGCGTCCCTGTCCGTCTGATCGACCGTCCGGTCAACGCCTGCAATCATCTTAACGTGCATATTTTCGCCGTCCTGATAGACTTTCCAGCCAAGATTGTTACTTGATAAAAGATCAGTCACGGCAGTCAGCAGATTAGTCCCTGTGTGCTGTGTCTGCGCCTTTTCGCCTTTAATTTCGTCCGCGACGCTATCAATCACAAAATTCGGAATAATCCGATTGTTTGCAGACGGCGCAATGGCATGGTCGTGCAGCATCCAGTACATTCTGTTCCAAACGGTTCCGTTGAAAATTTGCTGTTTGTTGATGATCCGCCGCGCGAATAACGATTTTGCGCAGCGTCCGGACACAAGTAACATATCCTGTCCGTCAGCATCCGTCTGCATGTTGATGCGTTCAATCACGCCGATCATGTCATCGTCCCGGCGGACGACATACCGATCTTTTTGCAGCAGATCAACATACCGCGGCGTTGCGGCTGTGTAAATTTCGAATGTGCCCGCGTCGACAAAGCACTTTTTCCAGCGCTTCGACACGGCATTTTCGACGATGTCAAGCCACTCGAAATCTTGATTCATAACATAGAAGTCCATCAGCTACACCCCCGAAAACGTATCGCGCCAGTATAGCGTATTCATATCGTCGTATGTGTAACCCGCCGGGCTGTCGTTCGTGTATGTCAGTGTCACCGTCTGTTCTCCCGAGGGGATTTGCGGCCAGGCGGAATTTGCCGTTAGCAGGGAAAACGCGGGCCTTTCTTGTGATGAAACAGAGTTGGTGACGCAGTGGAAGTATTTTTTCCCCGGCACGGTAATCAACTCGGTCGCCGCCACTATAGCCTTGTCCGGCTTTGTCGCGAACGTCTCGCCGCCTGCCGTCAGCTTGATTTCATACGCGCGGACTTTGTTCGCCGATGGCGCAACATACCACCGAAAACCGGCGGGAATGTCGCCGCGATTGTATACGATGTTGTCGCCTGTCTTCAGCTTCATACTGTGTAATTCGATCGATTGAAACCACGGGAACGGGCAAAGCACCGACAAACTGAATCGGAACGGCTTTTCAGGCGACATTTCGCCGCCGAGCTTTTCTACTTCACCATCAATGAACACGATTTTTCCGGCTTTTTCAAAGTAAAAACGCAGCGACTTCCCGAACGGCAGGATGTTGTAAAGCCGTTCACGGTTTCGCGCAAACGGCGGCAGGGGAATGATTTCAAACACGATATTCCGCGCGGCGATTTGCCGTCCGGAAATCCGCGATGCGTTTGCCCCTGCGAATTTGTTATGTGCGATTTCCGCGTCTGGGCGCGCAAGGCCCGCAATGCTGCTGTTAACCATGTAGCCGTCAATCCCCGTCGTCAATTCAACCGCATCAGCGGGAATGTATTCAATGTCCGTGGCCGGCGTTTCTGTTACATAAATTCTCGGTGGTTCTTCAATGCGCATACGCCGTCAACTCCCTTGCCGTGTTCCGCGTCTGTCTGATGATTTCCCGTCGTGTCAGCGCTTTCGGGCTGTTGATCGTCTGATTATATGTGATGTTTCTCGCCGCGCTTTCGCCGCCGGTGACCGCAAGCGGGGAGGTGTTGACGGCTTTCACGCCTAAATTGCGCAGATCAAGCATATTCCCAACCGAATCCTGTAACACTTTTTCGTTTGTGTCGATACCTACTGCGATACCGGCCGGAATCCACTTGCCAATCTCATCACGCATCAGCTTCGACGGGGATGCAATGCCCAGTGCTTTTTTCGCCGCGTTCAATGCGCCGCTTGCCAAGCTGCGCATCTTCGAAAACAGGCGACCAGCCGCACCGGCTACACCAGACACAATGCCGTTGATAATATTTCTGCCGATACTGCCCCAGTTGCCGCCTGTAAACGCAGACTTCAACCGCGATACCGCATTCCGGCCTAGCGTCAGCAGCTTTGACGGCAAAGACTGAATAGCCGACACAATCGCGCGAAGAATCGCAGTCGCCGCCGCGCGGATCAAGCCCATCATGCCGCGAATGCCGTTCGCAAGAAAGGACCCCGCGTTTCTGCCCAAATTCATCAACAGCGACGGCAGATTTCTGATTGCATTGACAATGCCGTTTTTGATGTTTGTCGCGGCCGCCTTCAGCGCAGGGCCGACAGACTTCAAGCCGTTTTTCAACGCCGTAAAGATGTTTTTGCCTAACGACAGCCAGTTAAACGCCGTGAACACCGCAACGATTGCTTGAATGATTGCCGGAATGTTAGCCACCAACGAGGGAATTGCCTGAATCAATCCAAGCGCAAGCTGTCCCAACAGTTGTACACCAGTTGTCAACAGCTTCGGCGCGTTGTCGTTAATGATCCCGGCCAAATTCGTAATCAGCGCGGGGATTGTTGCGACGAATACCGGAATGTTTGTAATGAACGACTGCGCCAATGCCGTTATCAGATTCAAGCCTGCATCAACCAGCTGCCCGACATTCTGCCGCAAGGAGCTGGAGAAAGAAACAAGTGTTTGCATCGCCGCTGGGATCAGTTGCGGCAGATTCTGCTGAATGCTTGTCGCGAGGTTGTTAATCAGCTGTGCGCCGACATGTGCCATCTGCGGCAGTGCGTTAAAAATGTTACCGACAGCAGGCAGAAGATTTGACAAAAACGCCTGCACCGACGACGCAACCTTGACCATTTCCGGTTCAATGTTTTGCCCGAGGGCTAGGCTGCCTGCAAAATCCTGCGCGGCGGCTTTCATCATGTCAAACGAACCGGTCAGCGTGTGTTCTGCTTCTTCAGCGGTCGTGCCGGTAATGTGCAGGTTGTCCTGAATTGCGTGAATTGCGTTATAAACGTCAGACAGGTTATTGATGTCGTAGTGCACGCCCGTCAGGTTTTCCGCGTCAGCGAGCAGGCGTTCCATTTCTGACCTTGTGCCGCCATAGCCCAGCTTCAGGTTGTCTAACCATTTTGCACCCCCGCTTTCGCGGCATTTCGTAGGGATTAGACTATATCTTCAACTAATTCAAACGTCCAACCTTTTACTTGACGTTTGATTAGTTGGCGGGCACTTCCAACGCCGTACCGATAGACGTTGTACTCGGTGACGAACCGATAGTCGTTACACCTTCCCCCGTAGGGGCTTGGCACGGGATTGTCATGCGGCTTTTGCCGTTTAGAGTTTCCCCGTTAGCAAGACCGAAGTCTCACACCCTTGGTAGGTTCACCCGCGCACACCGCACAATCACTTATGCGGCGGACATTAGATAGTTTATCGTGTAATTCTGCTTCGCAAAGCCCTGATATGCATTCTGAATGTCCTGCATACTAGAGCCGAACTTGTTTTTGTTGTCGGACATGTCACGCAGTGCCATGTCTGCGACTGCTGCGGCTTTTTTCGTGTCGCCGCCCAGCGACTGAAGCAGGCTAGCGGAAAAGCTGGTCACCTGTTCCATGTACTGATTTGCGGACACGCCCGCGGTTTTGTACGCCTGTTTTGCGTTCGCGATAACCCTGTTTGCGCTGTCCTTGAACAGTGTTTCAATCCCGCCCATGGACTGTTGCAGTGCCGCGCCTTCGGTAATTGACTTTTTCAGTGCCATGCCGATGCCCGCCGCCGCAACAAGCCCTTTGACTTTTGTCACAAATCCTGTGCCGTATTTGTTGCCGTCATCTTCGCCCTTCGGCATGTTATCGCCTAAAATTTCCTTCAGCTTTTCCTTGATGCCGCGAGCGGAAGGGATAATCTGCACATACGCCTGCCCTAATTCTGTCGCCATTCTGCCGATGCCCCCTTTCTTTCGATTTTTTGCATCGCGCGTTCAAACGCTTCTGCGCTGTCAAACGCCGCGACTTCGTTCGTTTTTTGCTGTTCAAGTCCCATCAGACGCGAATAAATCGACGCGGGGCGATTGCGGTTTTTCTGCCCGTCCTGCGTTTTCGACCACGCGATAAAGCCTAGATGATCCACAGCAAGCGCAAGCAGCAGGGTTTCCGATGCGCACGGTAGCCCTGCTGCTTTTAGTTTAATTCTACTGTTATCGTGAAGCCCCGCCGCCAATGTCGCCGCCCGCCGTGCGGGCAAGGCGCGAAAATCAAAGATGTGATACGTTTCTGCGAAATCACAAATCAACGCATTTTCATCCAGCTTCAACATAGCGGCGAGGTTAATCAGTTTTTTTCTTTTGCTGCAAGCAAACTGAAAATTTCTGTAATTTCGCGTTCCATTGCCGATGCAGGAACAATGCCGTTTTCCGCGCGCAGATGGTTTTTCAACCGCTCCGTTCCATCCTTGCCCAGCAACTGCGGACAAACCTTCACGATCTGAAATGGATTTTCGTCCGCCGCAGACAGCGCTTCAAGCAGTTCCCAGCTGTCCAGCACGGCGGGATCAATGCTAATTTCGAAGCCCGAAGCGGTGCGGATATCCGTCATGCTGCACCCCCGAAAATGTATTCGTAGTGCGTGTTGCCCGCCGTGTCCGGTGTGGCGGTGATGGTGGTTTCATATCCGACCGCGTCGCTGTCGGAATATGTAATGTCGCCCACTTCCGTCACCGACGCGCACGGCACAACGATACGCTTTTTCACGCCGTTACGCAGAATCATGTCAACCACCCACGCGCTTTGATCCAGCGGCAGGCTGTTCGCTTTGATTGTGATTCCAGTTGCCAGCGTGCCGGAGATGTTGTCATCGCCGTAAACGGTCTTCAGAACATCGACGTTCATTGCTTCAATCAGCTTGAACGTGAACTTGTCTTCTTTTCCCGTCTCGGTCGTCAGCACAACATCGCCGCCCCATGCTGGGGTCTCCTCTACTTCCATGCTGTTGCTGTTGCTGACGCCGTCTTCGGATACGTATCCAAGCGCGGCAAAAGCGGCGTCAAGTTCGGTCGTCGCCGATGTCGGCAGGGTCGTGCCAACCGGTGCGCGGAAGATTGCGCCGCCGATTTTCGGTTTGCCAGTAGTTACGTAGCTAGAATTATTTGCCATTGTTTTTATTCCTCCCCGCAAATTACGATGTCGAATACCGCCTGATAGCGATATTCCTTTTTCGCCGTATCGGTGTAGTTGTAATCGCTGTTAAGTTCGCAATGTGAAATGCTGTCCAGCGTCACCGCATCCCGCATGGCCGTCTTAACCTGTTCGTTCAGCGCGGCCGCCTGATACATTGATTCCGCGTAAGACTGTATTGCCAGCGTGGCCGTCTGAATCATGTCCCGTTCACCGCCGCCGACTTTTTCAATCAGTACAAACGGCGGGTTTTCCGCGGGTATTTCCATGCAAACATGCACGGCCAAGCGGTCGGACAGATAATTCAAGATGATAGTTTCAACCATCATCAGCCGCCACCCCCTAGCGCTTTAATCAGGCTATTGTTTTCCAAACAGTCCCGCCATGCTTCATCCGTTTCCGCGTACACCGATACGTTGACGCGGTTTCGGCCGGTATATTTGCTAGTCACATAACCGATTCCGGCGCGCTGGGCTACACGCCCCGCCTTTGCATCGATAATTTCCATCATTTCCGCGCCGCGCAGCAGGCTTCGCACGCCTGATCGATTAAGCACGAATTTCACTTTTTTATCCATAGCGTTCCACCATGACTTTTTTGTTCCATCCCAGCGGGACCAGGTCTGCAATGCCTTCCTGCGCCAAGCCGAACACCCGCCAAGTCTGTCCGAAAAACTGTACGCGCCGGTCATCCCAGGTGTGGGCGTCGCCTTTGGGAATCCCCAGCAGATAAACAGCCTTTTTGCCGTACAAGTCGGTGGACGTGACGATGTCATCAGCCGACGCCGGCGCAATCAGAACATTTTCCACCGTGATGGGGACATCTGCATAAATCGGCGCGCCGAATGGGTCTTTCCCGACTTCCGCCCGGTCAATCAGCGTCACACTGACGCCTTGAATCTTGTGCATAAAGGTCGATCACCCCGATTCTCTGCCGCCGCAGCCCCAGCCGCTTCAGATCATTCCGCATAATCGCGTTTGAAATTCCGCCGCCGGGGACGGCATAGGTGCCACTCCATGAATATCCCAGCGCGCTTTGACTTTCCTGCGACATGGCTTCGCCGGAAGTGTCCTGTCGCAGAATGCGGCTTAATACATCCACAACCACGGCCGTAACCGTTTCGGGAAGCAGTGTGCCGTCTTCGACCATCGCGTCCAAGTCTTTGCCGACGTTAGCGGCCTCCTGGCGCAGACAGCCTTCAACCAGCGGGATCAGCGCCTCCGCGCGGGCTTGTTCCTGCTCCGTCAGCGGCCGCCACAGCAGATCAACGTCGGCCGGTGTCAAATATGTCATTGTGTTCCGTTCCTCCTCTCAAGGGGGGACGGCAAACGCCGCCCCCGGTGCCGATTTAGGCGCCCGGCACAATTCTGGAGAAGGAATCCGGGTCAAGGATGCCCCAACCGATGTACGCCTCTGCGCGCAGTACAACCTGATTCTTACGCTTCAGATCGCCCTGGCCGTCAGGGTCGCCGTATTCGATAATTTCCATCGGGATGTTCGCGGAATAGCCCCATCGGAATGCGTTGCGGAAGTCACCCACGACAGCCATGTCAGCCGGTGTGCTGCCAAACGCCACGGTGTTGTTGATATCCACGCCCATGCCGGCGAACGCGCCCGGGTTGCCGCCGAAACGGAATTCCGGATACTGTACCACGCCGTTTACCTTCACCTTCGCCATAGCCGCGCCGAATTTCGGTGCCATAGCGATGCCGGTGACAACGCCGTCCTTGTCCTGAATATTCGCTACCGCCTCGTCAAGATTTTCGTCCGGGGCGTCTGCGTCATAAGTCACCTTATCGGTTACAACCTTGTCAAAACTCTTGCCGGAAATGGATTCAGCTTCTTCGCCGGTCTTCGGATTCATGCCGTGGAAGGATGCAATATCCAGCGCGCGGGCAATCTTTGCGGCGAAGCCGTCGCCGAATGCCTGAAGATACGGCAGTCGCGCCTCGTCACTCATGCGGACAAACTCGTCCGTCAGGCGGTGCTGGTAAACGAACTTCACCGGGGTGATGGTGACCGGCTCAAACTTCGCCTCGCCGGGCGACTTCTGACCGCCTTCGCCCACCAGCTCGGCTTCTCCGTCCATGGAAAATACCATGATTTCGGTGCCGCGGAACGGAATCGGGGTCTGGCCGCACAGGGATGCCAGTGCGGAATGCCCCTTTACCTTGCTGAATACGTCTGTGACCAGTTCCTTCGGAAGATTTAAAGCTGTAGTTACATTAGCCATTTTTTCTTTATCCTTTCATTAGTCGCGCAGCTGGGCTGACATTGCCGCCCATGCCGCTTCTGTGTTGTTGCCGGCCTTCTGTGCCGGCTCTGTGCTTCGCATTGTGTCGACAGGCGGCACGTTTGCGCTGCCGAAAAGCTCTTTCAGCCCCTCGGCGTCTTTGCGAATGTCATCTTCTGTTTCGCCATTCAGGCGGTTAATCAGCCGTCTGTCCAGTCCGACTTCGTCCGCAATCCGGCTTTTAACCGATGCCGTCTCGTATGCTTTGATGGACGCTTCGTGCTGAGCAATGGTGGCCTTGTGGCCTTCATTTTCCTTGCTCAGCGCATCAAGCTGCTTTTGCAGTTCGCCGGTTTTTTTCTGGTAGTCCTCCGGGGAAATCCAGCCGTCATACTTCTTGCTCTGCGCTTCTCTGTCCCGCTTCAGACGTTCCGTAATGATTCCGTCAAGCTGCTCCTGCGTGGTGATTGGTGTAAATTCCATTTTGATTCCTCCCAAAATTTCCGGATTGGTGCCCGTATATATGCCAAAAGCGCCAGCCCAAACGGGTCGACGCTTTTAGTAGCTGATTCTTTGTTTTTTCTTTTCCTTTGTAGTCGCTGCAGCCCAAAACGCAAGCACCGCGCTTTCTAGTAGTCCAACGTCGACGCCGTCTTTGATAGAACGATAGCCGAATCCCCCGTTAGCACCAATCGCACGGTGTTCACAGTTCGTCACGGCCTGCACAAGGGACGGCTGCCCCATGTGGCACACGCTTTGCGCGGTCAGTGCCGTTTCAAACATCTGGTTTGCGGAAATGATTTCTTTTACTGTTGGCAGAATGGGGGCAGGCCGGATGCGCTGATCTTTCAAGTCATCTGCCAGCGTTTTCTGCCCGTTCGCGCCGTCAACAACTATCTTTTCGATGTCTGCTTTGCGAAGGAAATCCACCATCCAACTGTTCCCCGCCCGGATTGGGCGGCAATCGATGGTTTCCACGAAAATCCGGCCGTCTGCGGTTTTCGCCGCAATGGACATCGCCGCGTTTGTACCGTCGTGGCCGAACTTGACGCCTGCAAACAATTTCCCTTGCAGCTTCGGCAGGGCCTTGCATTGCAGTTCCTTCCACTCTGCTTCACTGATGGCGGATTTCAAACTGTACTGGAACCAGTAGCCCAAACGCTGAATGATAAAGTCCAGTTCGTCTCCGCGAATTTCCGAACGGATTTTTCTTTCGTCCAGATGGTGTCCCATCGATGGGTTTGTTTCGTACCACAATTCAACATCGCGGATGTCTCGCGGCTTTTTTTCAACGCCCCATTCCGCCCAGCCGGTGTCGTAGGTTTCGCCGGCTAGGCTCTGCGTGCGAAGCGTCGGAAAAACAGTACCGGCGCTTGTGGTTGTAGGTGGTGTTCCACAAAAAATCGTCTGCGGATTCGCAGAATCGGAAACCGTGTAAATCAGCGCGCCTTCCTGATCGGTCGTATATTCCTGCGCCTCGTCGATAATCAGCAAGTCGAAGCCCTCTCCCAAACCGCCGTTCGCCGTTCGGGTGCGGAAGGCAATCGTGCCGCCGTTCGTCAATTCCACGCATTCCAAGCCGTTCGCCTTCGTGCTGTGAAAAGACTTTTCCGGCGCTTCGTCTTTTGTGCGGCGATCTAATTCTACATATCCCGCGTCCGTCAGGATTTTGCAAAGCCTCTGCCATGCCGATCGGGATGTACTAGTACGGTGCGCGGTGTGGCAAATCTGTTCGCCGTGCACCAATCCCCAGATTTCCCGCATGGCTACTACTTCGTTTTTGCCGTTTCGTCGCGGGACGCTGTAACCGAATTTCTGATGAACCCATAGCCCATCATCGTTGACGGCCATAATGTCACAAGCTAACAGCTCCTGCCATTCAATCGCGGTGCGACCGCTTTCGTTATAAAGTTCGACCGCTTCCATACCAAGGGTCTTTTCATATGGTAATATCAATGATTGGGTCGGCGTCTGGCGACCCACGCGGGTTTCCGCCATCTGTCCGGCCTCCTTTTTGCTGGCTATTTCTTCACGCGTTCATATAGTGCCTCCCGGCGGGTTTTGTCCCGTTCCTTGCGCTGCGCGGCAATCTGTGATAACTGCTGAATCCGCTCCGCCGCCCGATCGTCGCTAACTATCTTTTTGCTCCACACGTCCCGCCGCCGTCTCGCCCCGTCGCCGGGGTCGTAGGTTACAAGGCAATCACAGTTAGTGTGTCGGCGATAGACGTCCTTCGGAACATTGGGATAGTCATACGTCCCAGCAAGGTCACCGCACCAAGGGCAACATTTGCCGGTCGCGGTGCGTGTGATTTTCGCCGCTAACCCTGCGTGATAATGTGTTGCTACATTTGTGCGAACAAAATCATCAACAATCGCGCGGGCGGCATTTTCAATCTGTTGCGCCACAACCGGCGCTTTCTCCGCGGCGGCTTTTGTTTTTATCATTTCAGCCACCATGCCATTGGCGCGCTTTTTGTTGTAGACCGGCTTCACGGCTTTCAGATGCAACCCGGCTTTGCGGTTCAGCCCTTCCTGCACCTGCTTTGTGATGCTAGTCACAATGTCGTAATTATCGCGCAGCATAGGCGGCAAAAGCATTTCAATAGTCGCCCGGTCAGCCTTCCCGCTGGGGAATAGTGCGCAAATCTCGCGACTTAGGATGTCGCCTACTACTCTGCCGGTCACGCCCGCAAATCGCTGGGCGTCGGCATAACTCGCCGCGCCCGCTTCAATCCGCCGCGTAATTGCTTCCAGTTCTTCCCGGATGCGTTCATCTCGAAGCGCCCGCATCTCCTCTACGGTCATGCTTCATCCCCCGCCTCAATGCCGGTCAAATCACGCAGGTTTTCGCTGCCGAAGTAGCCCGGTACCGCCTGATTCAGCTTCACCGCGCCATCCCCGATGCTGGACAGCATGGAAGCGTCCGGCTTGAAGATGGGCTCCCATTTCAAGACGGTCTGATAAATCTCATGCCGTTCGTACGGGAAATTATCCCGAACGCAAGCCGCTATATAACCCGTGTTCACCAGTCCAACGCCGAAACAGTCCTGCGCCCGTTCCGCTGTCAGACGGAGGGTGTCGTGGCTGGCCTTTATTGCCTCGGCGCTTGATGGATTGTCCGATACGAAGCCAAGGTCATCCAGCGTCAGCCCAGTTTCACCGGCGAAAATGCTGGCGAACATCCGGAACTGGTCCACATGCGGCTGCATCGACTGTTGCTGGAACTGCCCCACCGTGGGCTTGTTGCCGTTTTCGTCTGCCGTGATTTCCAGCAACATGCTGATTGCCGCTTTCCACCGATCAATCGGTTCGCTGTTTGGATCGGTGCCTAACACGTATTTTTGCGGGAAGCTATAAAACTCCGCGCTGATTTCGCTTCGCTTAATCGTTCGCATAGCCGATTGCTGTGCGTCCATGCAGGCGCGGGTAATTCTAGAATGCCCAAACGGCCGCATAGCGTCGGGGCGGTAGATGATAGGTACTAATAGCGCATAGGGAGCGGGGTTCTCTCGCGAATAAACGATTTTGCCGTTTTCGTAAAAATACTGCCGTTCCCGGGTGGAATACACTTCCCGAGCAGGCTCGCCGTATTCGTCACGTTCTAACACCGCATAGCCTTCCGTCAGCATATTGGTCACCGGGTCCAGCACGCCGGTTGCGTTGCCGCCGTCAATCACTTGCAATCGCGGCATACCATCCCCTCCCGGCGTGATATGAATAAAATCACAAGACGTAATCAGCGCACCCAGCAGCGCAGACGGGACTAGAATATCGCGGTTGTTCAACTGAAAAATTTCGTTGAAGTCAAACAGATCGTTGCTGAACTCGCGGAATCGCAGACGGTCGGCAATGCTGTCCACCGCCTTGCCGCACCATCCCATTGCGCTTTTCCATCGTTCCAGACCGGGCGGGGTAGAAATACGCATGTCATCCATGCGATTTTTCATTTCATAATATGCGTACCGTGTTTTCACACGCGGCTGTTTCAGCAGCAGTTTTTTCCTAAGATACGAAATGCCTTTATAATTTTGCACGTTTTCACCACCTTTTCGTCGGCTTATTTATAAAAATGCACAGTGGACGGCGGGATTGCCAGCA